GATGGCTGGTGTTCTTGACTACGCTCCTGCTCTTAACTCAAACAACCTACAGGTTGACGATACAGGCAATACCTTCGCTGGTATCCTAAATGGTCGTCTACGTGTTTATATCGATCCATACGCTCTTGGCGGTAACTATCTAACTGTTGGCTATAAGGGTTCATCAGCTTTCGACGCTGGTCTATTCTATTGCCCATACGTTCCACTACAGATGGTACGTGCAGTTGATCAGTCAAGCTTCCAGCCAAAGATCGGCTTTAAGACTCGTTACGGCATGGTTGCAAACCCATTCGCTCAGGGTCTTACACAGGGTCTTGGTGCTCTTGCTATCAGCACTAACAAGTATTACCGTAGAGTTGTTGTTACAAATCTTATGTAATTGGTATTGGACAAAGATCCAATATCTAGAAACTGGGGCGGCTTCGGTCGCCCCTTTTTTCATATATAAATAGTATGAAAAGGAGTTGAAATGTCAGCTATAGATAACACACCGGAAAATAAAAACTTTCTTAGTCCTCTTAATTTTAAGTTCGCAATTAAGAAAGCGCCATATGTCAACTTCTTTATACAAAGAATTAATGTTCCTCAAATATCTTTATCTTCGCCAAATGTTCCTACACCATTTGTAAAATATCCAGTTCCAGGAGATCATATAGATTATTCTGAGTTGCAGATTACTTTTAAAGTCGACGAAGACCTTAAAAATTATCTAGAAATACATAACTGGATTAAGGCTCTAGGTAAGCCAGAAACATTCGACCAGTTCAGAGAAATAGAACAAAAGAAATCATGGACTGGCGAAGGTATTTATTCTGACATTTCTGTAATGATTCTTTCTTCTACAAAAGCGGCAAATTATGAAGTAATATATACCGACGCTCATCCTATAACTTTGTCGGGTTTGACCTTTGGTACAACTGATACTGATGTTAATTATGTTGAAGCTTCAGCAACTTTTAAATATACTTTGTATAAAATAGAGAAGATTTAACTTTACTTTTTCGAAAAAATATATTATAATAAAATATTGATTTGAAAAGGTGAAACATGACCATTGATGAAATTTTAGAAAACTGGCAAAAAGATTCTCACATTGACAAAACTGAGCTCGGCGAAGAAGCTCTTAATATTCCCAAACTCCATCATAAATACTATCAGATTTTTGTCAAGGAAAAACTGATCTTGCGTAAACAAGAGTCAGAATTAAAAAATCTCAAACTTGACAAATATGAATTTTTAACTCAAGGTCCAAACGAAGAAACTAAAGACAAAGGATGGAAATTACCACCAAAAGGTATGATCCTCAAAGGAGATATACCTATGTATCTCGATGCAGACCAAGATGTGGTTAACCTTTCTCTTAAAATTGGTTATCAACTAGAAAAGATAGAACTTCTTGAATCAATAATAAAAACTATTATGAATAGAAATTTCATAATCCGTAACGCTATTGATTGGCAGAAGTTCACTATGGGAGCGTAATGGAAACAGTACAAATAGAGAAGTTTGACGAAGTATATATTAAAGTCAAAGCAGAACCAAGCGTTATGATGGAGATGAGCGAGTATTTCACGTTCATGGTTCCTGGTGCTAAGTTTATGCCAGCATATCGTTCTAAATACTGGGACGGGAAGATTCGACTTCTCAATGTTATGACTGGTCTTTTGTATGCTGGTCTAACAAAATACGTAGAAGAATTCTGTAAAACTAGAGAATATGAATTAGAGTATATTTCAGATTTTTCTTCTGAGAATTTCTCTTTAAAAGAAGCAAATGATTTCGTTAAAAAAATAAAACCTACGATGCAGCCAAGGGATTACCAGTTGGATGCTTTCGTTCATGCTGTTCGCGAGAGAAGAGCTTTACTTCTTTCTCCCACAGCCTCTGGTAAGTCTTTTATTATCTATTTACTTGTGAGGTATTATGCGAAACGCACTCTTATTATTGTACCAACTACTTCTTTGGTTAGTCAGCTTGCCAGTGATTTTGCTGATTACGGTTTTGAATCCGATCGCTTTGTTCATCGTGTGTTCGCTGGACAAGATAAGGGAACAGACAAACCAATCACCATTACCACTTGGCAAAGCATATACAAGTTACCTAAGCAATTCTTTGATTCATTTGATGTTGTCATCGGAGACGAAGCTCATCTCTTCAAAGCAAAATCTCTTACTTCTATACTTACTAAACTATCCGGATGCCGCTACCGTTTTGGATTTACCGGAACATTGGATGGTACTGAAACCCACCGACTCGTTCTTGAGGGGCTTTTCGGAGCAGTCAGAAAAGTAACAACCACATCAGAGTTAATAGATCAAAAACATCTAGCAGACTTCAAGATCAAAGCAATTGTACTATCATATCCGGAAGAAGCAAGGAAAATGATAGCAAAAGCGAACGACTATCAATCCGAAATGGATTATCTAGTTAAATTGGACGTGAGAAACAAATTCATTAAGAACCTTGCATTATCGTTGGAAGGCAATACTCTAATACTCTATCAATACGTAGAGAAACATGGTATTCAGTTAGCTAATATGTTACAAGATAACAATCGTTCCGTTTATTTTGTATCAGGCGATATATCTGGCGATGAGAGAGAAGAAATAAGAAAGGTAGTCGAAAATGAATCTAATGCTATTATTGTCGCTTCTTTTGGTACTTTTAGCACCGGAGTCAATATTAAGAATCTCCATAATATTATTTTTGCTAGCCCAAGCAAGTCTCGTATACGGAATCTACAATCAATTGGTCGTGGACTACGTAAGTCTGATACGAAAACTTCTGCTACCCTTTTTGATATAGCAGATGACTTGTCTTGGAAAGAAAAGAAGAACTATACATTACTACACTTCATGGAACGTATAAAGACATACAACGAAGAGAAGTTTAAATATAAGATATATAAGGTATCTTTAGAATTCTAATTTCAACTGGGGCACTAGTGATTATACTCGTGCTGGCAAAAAAGTCAAGGGATATATTATGGAAGAAAAGAAGCCAAAAAGAAAAACAAATTATATCAATAACAAGACTTTGTATGGAGCGATGATTCATTACAAAAATGACTTACAACATGCTCTTGAACACGACGCTGATAGGCCACAGGTGCCTAGATATATCGGAGAGTCTATTCTTTTAATTTGTAACAACCTTGCAAAGAAACCTAATTTTTCTGGATATACATATAAACAAGATATGATAAGCGATGGTATTATTGATTGTATTGCAGCAGTAGATAATTTCAATCCAGACAAAACAAACAATCCATTTGCTTATTTTACTCAGATAGCTTGGAATGCTTTTCTCAGAAGGATACAAAAAGAAAAGAAACAGACTTATATTAAACATAAAAATTTCGAGAACTCACATATATTTTGCGAAATATTCGAAGATGCAAATCATGCTATGCATTTGAAATCTAATGATTATTCGTCTGATATTGTTCGATCGTTTGAAGATAAGTTGACTAAATCTAAAAAACAGAGTAAACTTACTGGAGTAGAAAAATTCTCAGAGGTAGAAGAAGATGAAGAATGAACATCTCGTGCCTGTTGTAGTACAGGACATTGTTAATAGATTAAACGATAAGACTATTAAGGAAAACGAAAGGGCTAATCTGCTACTTAGATTAGACGCTATTCGTGATTATGTTACAGCAGCAGTAGTGAGAGCCAATGAAAATAGCAATTATAACAGATTCGCACGCAGGAGTTCGTAATGACTCCTTGGCGTTTCATGATTATATGAAAAGGTTTTACGATAATGTATTCTATAGATATATCGACGAAAATAATATTAAAACTATTATTCATTGCGGTGATATTGTGGATCGCCGAAAATATATCAACATCAATACTGCGTATCGTTTAAGAAAAGATTTAATTGAACCAGCGTTAAATCGTAATATTACATGGCATCAAATTATTGGCAATCATGATACTTATCATAAAAACACCAATGAAGTAAGTTCTTTTATAGAACTATTTGGCAAATATCATAAGTTCTCGCAACTAAATATATATGATAAGGCAACCGAAGTAATGTTCGGCGATACTAAAATATTACTAATACCTTGGATATGCGATGACAATAAAGAACATTCCTTTAAATTAATTAAGGAAACAGATGCACAAATTGCTTTCGGGCATCTTGAACTTCAAGGATTTGAAATGTTTAAAGGATCGATCGTTTCTCATGGAGACGATCCGTCACTTTTTGGACGGTTTGATATTGTTTGTTCTGGGCACTTTCATCATCGTTCAAACCGTGGTAATATTTATTATCTCGGTTCTCCTGCAGAGTATACTTGGTCTGATTATAACGATCCTCGAGGCTTTCATATATTTGATACAGAAACGAGAGAATTAAAATTTATTGAAAATCCATACAAGATGTTTCATAAATTTTGGTATAATGACGGAGATACTAAATTTGTAGACTCCGAAATCGACTATACACAATTTGCCAATAAGATAATTAAAATTATAATCACTGAAAAGAATAATCCTTATTGGTTTGAAAAATTTATAGAGAATATTGAAAAACAAAATCCAGTGGACATACAAATCGTAGAAGATCATCTTAATCTTGATTTGGAAGACGACGATGATATTATTGATGAAGCTGAATCTACAATTGAAATTTTTAAAAAATACATTACTGGCGCCGAAGTAAAAGGCGTTGATAAGAACAAATTAGAAAATAAAATTGTAGAGTTATATCATGAGGCATTGACAATTGAATGATTCACTTTAAGACATTAAAATGGAAGAACTTCCTTTCGACTGGAAACGTTTTTACAGAAATCAATCTAGCAAGCAAAGAGACTACACTCATTGTTGGGCAGAATGGGGCTGGGAAGTCTACGATTCTAGATGCATTGAGTTTTGGTCTTTTTGGAAAACCTTTCCGAAAGATAAACAAACCACAGCTTGTAAATTCAATCACACAAAAGAACTGCTTAGTAGAGATAGAATTTTCTATAGGTTCTAAAGAGTATAAGATTGTTCGTGGGATAAAGCCAACTGTCTTTGAAGTATATCAGAATGGTAATCTTTTAAATCAAAACGCTGAGATGAAAGATTACCAGGAACTTTTAGAAAAACAAATTATCAAAGTAAATCATAAATCTTTTTCTCAGGTAGTTGTTTTAGGTTCAGCTACCTTTCAGCCTTTTATGCAGTTGTCTTCTGGGCAACGTCGAGAAATAATCGAAGATTTATTAGACCTTCAGATTTTCACTGTTATGAACTCTATTTTAAAAGATAAAGTTCTTATAAACAGTGAAAATATCTACGAAGTTAATACTTCTAAAAAACTAGTCAACTCTAAAATTGAATTGACTAAAAGTCATTTGCAAGAACTTCAGATTAATAATAATAAATTGGTAGAGGAAAAAGAAAAAAACATAAAAGACACCAATAAAAAAATCCAAGAGTATACTAATAAAATTGATAGAATAACAAAACAAATAGAAATTTGTAAGAAAGATATTGGCGACAATGATAGCGTTTCTAGAAAACTAGAAAAACTCTCTAAACTTCGTCATCAGATAGAAGCAAAAGTAGCCATTCTAAATCAAGATGTTGTTTTCTTTAGTAATCACGAAAATTGCCCCACATGTAAACAAAATATTGATAAAAATTTCAGAGACAAAACTATAGAGGAAAAAACTTCTCAGATCAAAGATACTGAAGAAGGATTGAAGTTGTTATCTTTAGAGTATGAAACTGCTAATAATCGTTTGAAACAAATTATGAATTTGAACAATGATATTCAGAAATTTGAAATGGAAAGAGTTGAATACAAAACAACAATAAATTCTTTAAACAAATATATCGAACAATTGATTCAAGAGATAGAAAAACTAAAAGATAAAAATGAAGTGGTTGATGTTAAAATAGTAGACTACGAAAAAGAATTGAATGCGTTAGAAACTAGATATAATGAATTAAGCGAAGAAAAAGAAGTTTTGAGCGCAGCAACAGTTTTATTAAAAGATACAGGAATTAAATCTAAAATTATTAGGCAGTATATTCCTGTCATTAACAAATTGATTAATAAATACCTTTCTTCTATGGATTTTTTTGTTTCGTTTGAACTCGATGAAAATTTCAACGAAACAATTAAGTCTAGATATAGAGATGATTTTTCATACGCATCTTTCTCTGAAGGAGAGAAACAGAAAATTGATTTGGCTTTATTGTTTACATGGAGAGCAATTGCCAAACTTCGTAACTCGATAAGCACAAATCTTTTAATAATGGACGAAGTGTTCGATTCTTCTTTGGACCAAAATGCAACAGATTATCTTATGAACATTATTCGCGAGATAGCCAAAGATAATAATATTATCATTATATCGCACAAAGAACATTTGAACGAGAAGTTCAATAACGTATTGAAATTCGTGAAAAATAAAAATTTCTCTCAGATACAATAATATTGACAAAAATGAAAATCGAGGTTATAATATGAAACTAGATGATAGATATCTTTTAGAACAATGTGAAGAATTCGATTTTAAAGATCCTCCCTTCGATCCGATTGATTTTGCGCAGAGTCTAATCAAGTTCATGTATGAGAATAATGGTCTTGGAGTGGCAGCAAACCAAGTAGGAGTGCCTTATCGTATTTTCGCTATGCGTGGAGCTCCAGAAAATTTTGTTTGCTATAACCCTAAGATAGTCAGTCAATCTAAAGACGAGGTAGTCCTCGAGGAAGGATGTTTATCTTATCCTGGATTGTTGGTTAAAATCAAAAGACCAACAGTAGTTCGTGTTCGATTCAATACTCCTAATGGAGATAGTTTGACAAAACAGTTTATAGGTATGTCTGCTAGAGTATTTCAACACGAATATGATCACTTGCAAGGCATTCGTTTTTATGATAGAGCTAACAAGTTTCATCGAGACCAAGCAATGAGAAAGTGGAAACAATGAATCATTTTTTTAATTTCTATAAACTGAATTTAATGCTTGAATATTATGAACAATGGTTTATACTAATTGTGTTCGCAATATTTGTTTATTGGTATATGAGAAAAAAATGAATATTTTCTATATTTCTGATAACCCCGTGGAAGCAGCCGAGTGGATGGTAGATCGTCATGTTGTTAAGATGATTCTAGAATCTGCTCAGCTGCTTTCTACAGCACATCGTTTACTAGACGGTCGAGAAATTCAACTCGAGGTGCAGGTTGAGCAGGAAGATGGTAAAATTAAAACACGCAAGAAAAAATGGTGGTTACTAAATGACTCGCGCGAACAAATTATTTATTCAGCTACGCACATCAATCACCCATCTGCTATATGGGCTCGCAGTAGCGTCGAGAATTACAATTGGTTGGTAGATCATTTCTTTGCTCTTATGCAAGAGTATACTTATCGTTACGAAAAAACACATAAGTGTTATGGTGAAATATCAGCAACGTTGGCTTCTCCTCCTAAAAACTTACAAGAGTATGATATGACTACCATGCCTTCGTGTATGGCTCTAGAATACATTGTTGGTTCTGATCCAATAGAAAATTATCGTAACTATTACAAGATGGGCAAAACTCATCTTCATAAATGGAAAAAACGCAACCCTCCGGAGTGGATCTATGTCTAATATGTTTCAAGAAGTAAAA